TAGTTCCGATTGTTAGTACGCCAGTTGACATTATTGGAAAGTTCACGTTGGAAAACATGTACAAGTTCCGCAAATCCTGTTCCAAGGTAACTCTCCTCATCATATGCTAATTTCGCATCCTCATATGGACGAAGGTTCTTTGGATAATTATTGAACGTGATCCAGAGAATTCTCCTCTTCTGTTTCCAATACCGTGCGAAGAGCCAATAGTTTTTCGAGTTGAGACGGTAGCAAAAACACAAGTGATAGATATACCATCTGGCCGCGCCAGTCTGAATAGAACCACCTTCGATCTTCTTGGCCGTGTTGAGTTCCTCTTCCAATTCATCCTCTTGAAGAGCGTCAGGACTCAAGAGCATTTCATCAATATCCTCCTGTTTGTAGTACGGAGTACGCCCTCGAAGATCCTTAACTTCCCAGAAATTAAGAGCCTCGATATGGTACATGAATTTCATATTCGAAAGAGAGGGAACGGCAGGATCAAAGCCCCATCTGTTTAAAGGGATCATCTCAGGATGTGGACCATCTCGAACTACTATCTCATTCTCCGTTACCTGCGGTGAGCCTTCGGCTTCATCGGCTTCTTCGCCCGAAGGCGCTAGCCCTCCGCCGATATAGATCATCTCAATTTCTTTCTGATACTCCCACGGACAGTTCACTACTCCTGTGCCATATTTAGAAGCGCTCTGGAACCACCCGTTTTCAACACGGTAAAGATCTAACTCCTCAGGATCATAAGCTTCATCCATCAAAAACGTCTGTATTGCCTCTTTCTGCTCCTCTCCATCCTTATCTGGAGTATCTCCTGCAAGATTCGTAACCCACAGAGGATCATACATCCATATCCCACCCATGATTCTAGAGAGTAACTCATCAGTATACGTACCCACTAGAGGAACTATCAGGTTCGAGGCTCCTTCCCAAGGCCACTCAACGTTTTCGTAACGAGGACGCCCCCGATAGAGCCGAGCGTATTCACTAAGAGTCTGTGACCGGAAGGTCGAGAGCCGCCGTTCTAGATGCTCTATCTTATCCTTTATAAACTCACAAATACCCTCATACGCTTCACGTCCAAAGGTCGTTTTCTTTACGAGAGCTGGAGGATTATAAGGCATCAGAGCTTCGCTCCCCCAGAGGCAGGATACTGGCTAAGGCCATATTGGCGAAGCGCTTCATCTGCTTGGCGGGCAGCAGCCCGTAGCTCTATCAATGCAGTCTGAGCCTCATTACTCTCTAATCCCGAAGAGCTAGAAACTAAGTCTACAAATTTTTGAACTAGCTTTTCAAGCGACTTTAGCCCCGCTTGATCGAAATGATGTCCCGGAGCCTGTGGTAAAGCCGCCCGCTCAGTACCATAGCCCACTCCCCCTGTAGTAGACGGAGGACCACTTTGTGGTTGCTGCCCTTTTTGCTGCATAGCAGTTAACGCTGGCATGTACGGTCTATCAGGATCATTCATGCTACTACTCCCATTCTGCGCCTTAGCGCAACTTTTTGTCTTTGCATAAAATCTTCCAACGCATCCTCATCAACTTCGTCGAAAGGACAGACGTACGGAACGTAGCCAAAACAATCAAGGAGATCAACAGTTGTACGCGACTGCCCGTATTTCTCGGCTTCATCTCTAAAGTCTTCACAGTTTCCCTCATTAAGCCATACTTCGTGTCGTTCTACCATTGGTATAGCATTATCTATCCGCTCAAACTTAGCATCTTTCTGCTGATTTCCCCTCAGCTTGATCGGTATCATCCGAAGGCCTTCTAGTTCTGGATGTTGGACTTTCTCTTTGAGAAGAAAATAGTTGAAATGATAGATCAAAAACTTCTGCGAAGCAACATCCTCGCAGTGAATATCCCGAAGTTTCCACTTCAGAGCTAGGAAGAGTAATTTCTCAACATACTCTTTTGTAGAACAAGCACTGGCCCATTGATCAAGGATATAAATCCTTCGTGGCGAAGCAGAGCAACCGACCACGATCGCAGCATGTCTGCATCTACTCCCTGTTGATGTTTCCTCAATCTCGCTTTCGCCACTATGTCTCGGATCAGTTATCAAGTATCTATCAAGGTATCGTGGGAAAATATCACGCTCTACATCCCCCTCTGCTACATGATGCCGAATTACCCATCTATACTGCAAGCCTGCTGGACCACCGTGATCTGGAAGACACTTCAGCTTGTACCACGGTAGGTCCTTTGGAATGCTCAAGGCATCGCCGCTGAGTCGCTCGAAGTTGAAGTATCTAAAATCTGAGAGTTTAAACTTTGCCTTAGAAGGGTCAACTGGGAAATTGAGAAATTGACAAGAGAAATGATATGTCCCAAGTCTTCTTTTCCACCTGAGGAGTTTCTCCACAGTGAACGATTCTGGAAAGATTGGCACACCGAAAGGATGAAGGGAACAGCATCCCCCAAGTGCAGAGTGTGTCGTGAATCCGAAATATGGCTCTTCTCGTCTAATGTGTGAATTGAGATCATTATACGCCCATCGGTTCCCAACGACAATCTCATCAAAATCTCTGCCAGGGTTATCTGGATCATTATGCGTGGCTCCTACCAGAACCTGATGATAATCTATAGTGTCCGCCATAACAACGGCTGATTTTCTAGCTTCTCGTCCGACGAGATCGTCTTGTAAGCACAGGTTATAGTGCCTTGATTGTAATGCTGCGCCAACTCCGATAAAATCGAACGTACCTTCTCCATGTCCGCACCCTCTTGGAGTTCTCCGCTGATGCAGACTGTCAGCCGTCCATATTTCTTTTTCTGTTGGAAGGATGTCGAAGAATAGTTCTCTGAATAATTTGTTATTTGCGTAGTGGTTCGAGATTCTTGTACCGAGTTTGATAGCATTTTTAATCGTCTCCGATACTACCAGGATTCTAACATCCTGATCGTGACTCCGGCGCATCCATTCGATGAATAAATCGGAGTATCCCAGATTCGAGAAGAAATCCGCTTCGCGTAGGCCGAAAGGAAGAGCCCTCCACATAGCATAGACTTCAACATACACCGTAGTCTTGAGATGATCACGAGGGATTTCTATCCCCTCTTTCAAACCATCTTTCAGAATCATGAGAAACATTACATAGTGAAGATTTCTCGCTTTGATCGGATTCTTAGAGAACTGATCCCGCTGGAGCACCACAGTGCCAAAGAAATAGGGGTCCATTAGCGCATTGGCTCGATACGCTAACGGCTTCACTCCCGAAGGGAGTCCCTCCAGCGGGATCAACTGATAATTAAGGATAGTAGATCGTGGAACACGGCTCTCGCCTAATTCACCCAGCTCTAGCCCTTCGACAGAGCGCGCACCACGGATAGTATCCCGCATGGATTGCTCCTCACTCGGAGATGCTAAAGCCGCACGTCCCACAGGGCTTCGCCCTTCTTAGCCGATAGCCGCAGGCTAGGCGATCTGAGTTAGCGAGATTGTGAAAACAGTAATCCCAGGAGTAATCGGGACTACCAATGTCTGTGAAAGCTGATTCCCATTCGGATCAACAGTATCCGCTGTGATTGTAAACTGCTGCGCAGTGGAATCCGCAGGGACCATAGCTACAATCGTTCCCCCGGAAGGATCAGAGGTGAAATCTTGGCTAAAGGAAATGGATGGATCATCAATAGCCCAGCCCCACGAACTGCCACTTGGCAAGTCAATAGGGACATTATTCCCAAGAAGCTGTGCTTGAAACGTTCCAGTATTACCCGGTATCACTGAAGTACCACCGGGCTTTGGTTTACTATGTCCCTTCGGAGCCTTCGGCACTCCCTTGGAGCCATGCTTTGCTTTTTCATCCGGCATAGAACAATCTCCTAACTGTCCGATTTGACGTAGTCTGATCGTGAACGGATAAGCAGGAACGCATGGATTGCACGGTCCATTCCATATCAAATCTCCTGCTACATTAATCGTGATAGTAACATTACAAGGAGAACTCACTCTTTTTCTCCTACCCCTTCAAGATCTTCGAATGTTTCGCAGTGTACACTCTCGGTTAGCGCAGCTAGCGCAGCTTCATAGTGGTCCCAATCAACTCCTAGCTCTTGGGCTAGAAGCTTCTCTATCGAAAGAGCAAAAGCGTGCTCCCTATGATAAGGAGCCAAAGGATCGTCCCCAGGCTCGCTGATATCATCATGGCTCTGAAAGGATTTATCAAACGCATCTACATCCCTCTCTTCAATGGAGTGAAAACGACACAGCATTGCTTCTACAAGTTCATGGACTGCGATGAGAAACTCGTACTCTTCATTCCCTAGAGCACTAACCCTGATGTTTAATCTATTCGGGTATGGGGACCACCAGTCTCCGACTGTGTTATATCTCTGTCCCGCATGATGTATCGCTTCGATCTTCGTCGCTGGGAACATTACCCCTCCTGATCTTCAGACCCTAGTTTCTGCGCTCCTGCAGGGACCATCTCTATAACCTTCATCGCACTTTCAGCGCCGCTAGGCGTAACCATCTGCCCCGCGTTAAAAGCTCTCGTGATTTCGATGAGCCTCTGCACTTCCATAGAACCAGCAGGATCGTGGATCAACACCGCTTCGCGGGAAGCTTCGCGCTCTGCTGCGCAGACGGAAACTCCTCTTACGATAGATATAACCTCACGTGCAGAAGTCTCAGCAGTAGACCAATCAAACTTATCTACCGGACGGATCTCGCTTCGTGAGATTTTAGCGTAAGTACCCTCACGATCCAGAATGTCCTGAGCTACTCTTATCTGTAGTGCCCTCTCAGGAAAACTCGTAGGAGGCTGGGTCACTGCATTTGCTATCACACGCAGAGCGGGAGGTAACATCTGTGTTAGGATCTCTTTCCTCTGCTCCTTTATATCCGCCAGAGCACCCTCAGTGTCAATGATTATCCCATGAGTTATCGCTACACGCGCACGGAGATAATCAGGACTTCGCTTAATCGAGCGCAAACGAGGAACTGAGATCGTTAACATCGTAGCAATCTGAAACTCTGAAATCCCTGCATTCTCTAAACGAGCAATAAGTTCTAATCTCTGAACAGAGCGGAACTGTAAACCCTTCGGACGACCACGGCCTCGTCTGTAGGGCATACAGTTCGCTCTATACTCTGGCTGAGCCTTACTAGGACCAGAGGAGCCATACTCTAAGTGCTTCGCACTCTGCTCACTCTTAAGCGAAGCGTCAGCGATCAGTGTCGAAGGCTCTTCTATCGGCCTCGCTACTCCATACCTTCGCTCGTATGTTGCCTGGAGCGAGGAGTAAAGCGAACTCACACTCGCTGCACTCGATGTGTTATTCCCCTGGGACGAAGCCGGGGGATCTGGCCTTTTGAGCATTCTCTCTATCCCTCCTACGCTGCTCTTTTGCTAAAATGTAAAAAGACAGCACCCTCTTGATCTTCGATGGCTCCTGCGCTGCTAGCGCCGTAAGGTGCTCTAGCGAAGCTGGCTCTGTCGAAAGATCATCCGGGGGGATAACCGGAACTCCTAAGAGTAGAGAGTGCTGGTTAGGGCAACTGCTCATATATCCTACCAATCAAGTTTAAAGAACCTGAATATCAGTACTCCTGTGATCACAAAGGCAGCAATCAGAAGTCCTACTAGAATCCAACCTATGATAGATCCAAGCATATGCTCTTGGCGCCACCTTTCGGCGCATCAAGCCTTGGTCTGATCATTTCCCCTCGCAGGGGCGAATGTCAAGGAATTTTTCAACTTTTTTCTCTTTAGAATCAGTGATTTACGCTCCGCGTCGGCCGAGCCCGAAGGCCCATTGATTCCAGGGCACTTAGCTCCGCAGGGTCATTGCTAAACCCCGAAGAAGGTTTCCCCGAAGGGTCGCTCTCATTGCTCTAAGATTGTATTCCCGAAGGGACCCGAAGGGACCCGAAGGGAGTAATTTATAGATTTTAGTAGAATATGGATTTTAGTAGAATATAGATTTTAGTAGAATATGGATTTAAATTTTTAGAAAAAATTAGTGGGGGATCGCCCCCCGTTTCTACACGAGATGAAATTTTGGCGGAGGCCTAGAACTCTAGGGATGACGGTCAAGATGAGTATATAAGTATGATCACTATCATATATGACGCTCATCATAGATCATAGAACGATGCATTGTACCATAGCATGACGGCTGTCATCCCATAGTATGAGATATCCACATTATCCACATTATCCACAGCTAAGTAGTATTCTACTCCATGAATCTGACGACCCGCTCACGCATCTATTATTTGTAAGGCGATTTTAGGTAGTAACGAAGGGAACACATGGGCCGGACTGGAGTAGTTTACAAACAGTCGAAGCTTGAGATCGAATCGCTTGAGACTTACTCAAGCGCCAAGGCGAAAGCTTTGCTAGAAACGCACGGCGAAGAATGGCTCACGGAGCACATTTTGCAGCGTTCTTTCCTCAGACTACGGGAACACAGAGTGCAGCCCATAGCGGCACGAATCGGGGAATCTAGTTTGTTCGATGCTATGTGCGAGGCACTGGACCCCGATACTTGCGGGTTTGGTTCTACTCCTGTGATTACGGTGGAGAGCATCGATCAAGATGCTTGCTACCACACATTCACCTCAGAGCGCGTTGCGCTGGACAGGTCGAATCGAGGTGCTGATAGCATCACGTTAGGCGATGGCATCGGCACACGAGAGGATGTGCGCGAGCGGTCGGTATTCGCCGGGCGCATGGCAAAGTTTGAGAAACACCAACACAACACAGGGAGTGTTAGCTCCCTGAAAGGGTGAAACATGAGCACAGATTTGTTGAATGATACTGAGGCAATGCAGAAAGAAATTGCATTGCTTCGCGAGGCTCTGGCGAAAGCTGAAGCACAGAGCATTCTCTCTTATCTCTCAGAAGAGCAGAAGGGTGCGCTTCTAGGGAAAGCGGATGTCGCGAAGCTGGACTTCGTGAAGGAAGCAACAGACGGGAAGCAAGATGACACGGTTTTTGCTTTTCTCACGTATCACGCTGTGAAGGATGCGGACAACGCGATATTCTCCGGTAGGAGACAGTCTTTGATTTTCGACTTGCTCCGGGAGTATCGCGGGTTTGGCAATGTGGGCAATGAGCTGGAGACGGCGCAGAATGCTCTGAAGGTCACCTGGAGCAAGGTGGATGCGGTTATCGAGACTTGCGCGCATGAGATTTCACGGCATAAGAATTTGCTAGAAGCTGTGAAGAAGACATTGCTAAAGGGCAAGACGGCAATGGAAGAGCAGGACGAGAAACCTTTCACGGAAATGTGCAAGTATATGGGGGTGGATTATAAATCACTCAAGTAATCCACTCCGGGCGGTCCGGTATACGCGCTATGGGGTAGAGTTTTACTCTACCTCAGAGTGCAAGCGGTTTCACAAGTATGTATACGCGAAGAGTGAGAGTCACGCGATATCGTACGCGCTGGATGAGGCTAACGATTCCCCGGATATTCATTTCACGGGAGAGATTTGGCAATGGGAGGAATCTGCATACGCGTGAGCGCAGAGCGGGGCGGGGGGCTATGCTCTCCGCTACGTGTATGATTTCTTTCTCTCTCTCTCTCTCTCTCTGCGAGAGAAATGCTCTGAGAGAGAAACTCTCTGTGCGTTTGATTTAAATGAAAGCATCCCACTAGTGCATACTAGAACGTATATTCTGCGGAGCAGAGTGATACGATTGCATAATTGAAGAGTGGACAATGGTGCTTTCATTTAAATCAACCCCACGCTATCGCGTAAGCGAGAAAGGATGAATATGAAGTTTAGAACGCCAACGAAGTTAGAGAATCGTGCTCTCTCTGTGCTCAAGAGTTTTGGGATTGAAGAGCCCACAGGAGAGCAATGGAGCGAAGCACTACGTGTCGCGAAGAATTTAATTGCTCAAAAGGCGAGGCTCATGCCAAGAGCAAAAGAGCATGTTGGAGCATACGGCGTGAGCAAGCAAGATGCTATACCGTATAGGCCACTACTACAGTGCGGGGCTCAGAGCATAGATTCTGGCGAGAGCAAAGCGAAGCCAGATGCTCTAATGGTGTGGTTGCTAGAGCAAAGAGAGAAGTTATAATCTAAGAATCAGATGGGTGCCTATCCCCATGAGGTTAAAGGCAATGGATTCAGTGAGTTGCCTATAAGGGAGGGAGCAGTCACCCGTACTCAGACCACCTCGGGGCCTTCACCTCGGAGGGGGGAAAACGGGGAAATATGGTTTTTCATATATTTCCTTATATATTATAAAAAAAAAAAATAAATAATAAAATAATAAAGATAATATATGAAATATGGAAGAAAATCTCCCCTTCGCGGAAGGCACCCCAGTGGTGCGAGTACGGGTGAATGGGGGCACCCATATACCTATGTCCGTGAAAACAAATGACTTAACACCCCCTTGACAACCACCCATCGTTTTCTTAGACTAGGGGGAAAGGGAGGGTAGTCAAATGAATCGTATTAGTATCAACGCTCCTGAATACCAGAGATTCAAAGAGGCGAAAGAGAAATTCTCTGCTCAATCGTCTTTTATTCAGAAAGAGAGTAAGAGATACAAAAAGCTATCTAATCCGACGAACAGGGAATGGCTTGAGAATCTTAAGAGAAAAGATGAATACTCTAAGCAGTGTAAAGAGTATGATAGAGAGCACGGAATATTCATCAGATGGGTTAATTCTCTCTATGGAGTGAAGAATCTCCCTATGGATGAGAATTGGTTGGATCAACCTCATAATCAAGAATCTGATGGGAAGTCTTTTTTTGATGGTCTTGCGGAACACTATAACTCTGAAGAGCATAAAGCAGCCGATGCTGCGAGGGAGATGGTTAAACTACACATCGATATAGAGAAAAAGCTCAACGCAGAGCAAGCTGCACAGGCAGAACAGGATAGTAAGTACTCGAATGATCCTGAAGTACAAGCTTTGCTAGCGAAGTTGAAGAAAGATTCTAGCATGTTAAAGAACCAAGAGCGCAATAACATAAACCCCGAAACGCCCGAAGGGCCTGAAGAAAGGAAATAAGAAATGCTCACACTAATGGAAACGATAGATGCTGCCTCGGAGAAGCTACCAGTTAAGGAACAACAGATTTACAACACACTACACAGCATCAGACAATACATGCTCTGGATGTATGATTCTGATGAGCCGGGAGTAGAAGAGGCTTCATCGATTATCCATGAAGCAATGAAAGAGTTCAAGGAAGAGAATCCGAGATGGTACGAGCTGGATTACACTCATGCCTCGGATTACGCTCGTAAGTGGCATGTGGCGTACACTGTGCTCCAAGAGGAACGCTCACGTATTGGCAAGAGCATTCGCGGAGCACTTAACAAGATTCTCTAGCTTCGCACCCTAGTCCTGCTTCACCTTCGGGCCACTCAGCCCCTTCGGGGCAATCGCGAAGCGATACTCTATCGCAAAGCGAGAGTGATTATCCCGAAGGAGCAGGAGGATTAGTACAGATGATACACACGATTCTGTTTTGTATGTTCCTTGCAGTTGCTATACCACTTGCTATATGGATTGGATCAATAGCGTGGATGGCTGTGGGGTACATCGTGGTAGGAATCTTCGCGATTCTAGCGAAACTGTTCACGAAGGAGAGCTAGAAAACATGGCAAAACAACCCTCTCATAAATGGATGATTCTCCTAACCCTGATCGATACTCCCTCTGAAGGAGAGGAGTATTACAACGAACGTGCGATCAAAGGGATTATGGAGATACTGACTCAGGGTCTTGATATTGGACTCTCGGTTAGTAAACTCAAAATTCAGCCGCTTCCAGAGAGACTGAAAAGTCCGATCCGGGGCACTGAAACTGTGGAAAAACGGCTCGCTCACGATCAAAACGGGTAAAAAACACCCCCTTCGGGGAAAATATTCCTTGACACGGCTTCGCCGACAGAGTGACAATAGAGGGAGGTGAGGTGACACAGAATGTCAACAGAGCCTTCGGCTCACGCAGCTACTCCTTCTCTTGAGAATACTCTCACAAAGTATCCTCGAAAACG